AACCCTTTTCAACTATGGTACAAATCAATGATTTTGAGTGGAAGGATGGCAGCATGCTGCCCGAGTGCAGTCTGACCCATCTAGGCATCGAGACAAGTCATGAAGTGATTGCAGTCATCGAGGACAACGGCTACCGCAGTACTCTCGTACTGCAATACCATCTGCGCCGAGGATGGGAGTACGCTAACGGAGTGGAGCTGAAGGCAGTCTTCAAGGATGCAGTTATTTTGCAGTGGTCCTACATCCCTAGACCCGTGCAAAGATGGCAAGAGAGTTTTACAGAGTAATTAACCCCGAGGTGGGCGAACCTTCGCCCACCTCTCAAAGAAACCCGAGACTATGATTTACCACAAGATGACCGACCGAGACCTGGAGAGACTGCAGAGCCTGGCAGTGGAGGCTGCCCTGATAGTTCAGGACTATAGACCAGCTGGAACCGACACTATAGAGTGGATGGCGCAGTGTGACCAGTACCGAGAACTGGCGATGATGGGCAGTTACTGCCTTCTTGAACTCACGACACGGAACAAGGAGAAATCCAGAAAGTGAGAAAATCGCGCGAGCGAACCCGCACAGGTTCGCTCGCTTCTCTACAAAGACGCACCGAAACTCACGGAAACCCTAACGGGATCCGTGAGTTTTTTCTTGGTCGCTGGGAGACCTCGGCCGCTCGCTTCGCTCGCGATTCTTGTCTTTTTTGGAATGATATATGTATGGTAATTTTGCCGCATAGAAACCTCGCTTCGCTCGGTTCTATGCTTTTATGGTTAAATGAAATGATATGGCAATTACACTCTCAACTCAAATACCGCAGCTCTTGTTCTCCTCGGCAATCCCTGACCTCGCCATCAACACCGACGGCGATGGCGAGGTGGAGATTGCATTAACCTCGGCTGGCGCCACGGTGTTCACTGCGAGCCACTTCCCCTATAACAGGCAGATAAAGGTGTTTGACCTTCGGTCGGTAGTGGAAATGTTTATGCGTGAGCAAGGCTCAGCAATGAAGGACTTCATGGTGACTGCTACTGCCAACCAAGTAACCCATCAACTCTGCTCTTTCATGGTGATCTACCTTGAGCATCGGTTTGATGGGGACATCTCCGAGTTCCTTAGGAATAACTTCCTCACGAACACGTCATCGAAGATGACTTCGGAGAACGCCTTGGAAAGACTGACTCTATACCTTGATGCCAACCAGAGCGAGAGGGTGAGATATGAGATAGTGACGCAGCGTGAGGGAGAGGATGCGCAACTTACAGTATGCACAGAGAATATATATAGCTATGCTAATCCCAAACTTATTGAAGTAAGCATTTCGTGTGAGGTGATCAGGAGAATGGCGAACATAGACCAGGCTACAAAGTTGCTGGCGGTAAGTATTCATGTCGGCGAGAGGGCGTTCACCTATTACGTCTCACAGCGTGACCCGCAGATAAGGATGTTCTTCCGTAATGCCTTCAACGTTTTTGAGTGCTGCGAGCTCGAGGCTGTCACCACTCAAATAGCCGAGTCTGAGCGCTCGATAGCGGTGACGAACCGCATCAGCACGTTCTACAACCAGCGCAACGAGAAGAAATATGAGGTGGAGACATCAGGACTCACATACGAGCAGGCTCAATGGATTGAGCAGTTGTTCTACTCGCATGACGTGCGAATGGGGAAACTTGATGAAGAGATGGAACCATGGGATATTGATTTCGCACTCCTGCCGAAAGTGCTCATCACGGACTTCACCTGTGAGATCGACGACAGTGACGGCGAACTCAACACGGTGAAGTTCACATACCAGTTCGCAGACCGCAGAACTTGGTTGCAGACGGACTACCTGACGGTAGATCACGACAGGATTTTCACCGAACAATATGACCCGACATTCCAATAATGGCCAACTCGATACACATATCAACGCTTCGCAAGATGCTCAAGGCAGGTGACCCTGTGGACCTCAAACTGTGGACGAAATCGGGAGAAATCCAGGAGTGGAAAAATTGTGTGCCACTGCGCTACAATTTCTATAAGGGAACACGGCAAATCAAACTGCTCAACAGCGGTCAAATCCGACAGTTGAGGGATGTTTGCGTGTTCATGATTAATGATATGGAAGTGTTCTTGTAACTCACATATAACCCACATGTAACTATGGAACTTCAATTCAACTCAGTAGAAACAATTGCCAACCTAAATGCCTCGGCGGCATTCCAGGTTGACAGCGGGAAGGTGTTCAAAGAAGACACCGATATAGTGCCGGTCATCATAGATGAACGGCTGTCTTATGTGCCCTGGGGCGGCGACAACGCCTTGCCATATAATATTCTTAATCTCATTGAGAGCGACGAGACGCTCTCGACGTGTCAGCAGTTCAATGCTGAGGTGTGCTATGGCAGTGGACTTCGCTATAACGTGGACGAAAGCACCAAGGCTGTCAAGCAGGAGGTCGAGGACTTCCTTCTTGACAATGCCGTGGCGCAGTATTGGCTCGGTGTTTGTCACGACTTCAAACACTTCGCGTTTTGCGTCTCGGTCATCATCCTCAATGCCGAAGGCAATAAGGTGGTGAGGCTGATTCGCAAGGAGGCATGCTATTGCCGACTCTCTCCTGCGGAGAAGGACGGCAGCATCAAGTATCTTCTTTACGCCAACTGGCGCAATGTCATCGCTTCGCGTGATGACATAGAGGTGATTGACCTGCTTGATGTGAACTCTCCGTGGCGAGACCTCGCCATCAGGATGGGGAAGATCGCTGGCGATGACGGCAAGACCGCCATACGCACCAAGTCGAGGAAGTTTGCCGTGCTGACACGTGTCCCGACACCCGACAGCACTTATTACCCCATCCCTTATTACGGTTCGCTGTTCCGTGGGAAATGGTACAACATCAAGCAGCTCATCGGGATGGCGAAAGAGGCGAAGCTCAAGAACATCGCCCCCATTAAGTACCAGATTGAAATCAGCAACAAGTACTGGGATTCAATCTTCAAGAGCGAGGGCATCACTGACCGCAAGGAGCAGCAGAAACGCATCGTCAAGGAGAAGCAGCAGATTCTTGACTTCCTCACCGGCGTTGAGAACGCTGGCAAGGTGTGGTTCTCCACATTCTATGTGGCGCCCACTGGAGATGTGCAGCACGAGGTCGTGATCAACAAGATTGACAACGACAAGGAAGGTGGCGACTGGTCCACCGACATCCAAGAGGCGGTGAACATGTTCTGCTTCACTATGCGTGTGCACTCGAACCTCGTGGGTTCGGTGCCTGGCAAGTCGCAAACCAACAACAGCGGTTCAGACAAGCGTGAGCTCTATACTATCGCTCACTCCTTGCAGAAACCCTATCACGACCTGCTCTTTACCGTGCATCGTATGATAATCCGCTTCAACGGATGGAAGGGAGCATACCCCGAGTGCCCATTTGTGCAGCTGTCGCTGCTGAGTGACCACGTGGATGCCCAGGAAGTGACAATGGAGAATGATGATGACAAAGACGGAAAACCCTCAAAAGACGAAGTATGGAAACACAACTCATAACATCAGATGAGCAGTTGCGCAGATACCTGCCCAACGCTTTTGCTACTGTGGAAGGCGAAGCACCTTTCTTCGACAAGGTACTGCCGTGGATGGAGGCAGCGGAACGCTGGCTGTTTATGCAGTTTATAGGCGATGAGTTCGCTGACGCTCTCATCGATATGGAAGATGATGAGCCACTGAAGATGACCGCTTGCAGCGTTGTGGCTCATGAGGCACTGATGCGTGCCGTGCCGTCACTTGACTTGGTGCTCACTCCGAATGGATTCGGTATAGTGAGCAACCAGAATGTGGTACCGGCAAGCCGTGACCGTGTGGTGAGGCTTGTCAACTCGCTGGAGGCGAGTCGTGACATCGCCATTGAGCAGATGCTGCAGTATCTGTTCCAGAACGAACGCTGGTTTGCCACGTCAAAACGCCGATGGTTCACCGCTACGCTGTTCCCGAATATCGACTTGGCAAACCTGTGTGGCATCGCAGAGAAACGATGGGCTAACTACCTCGCTCTACGCCTGAAGGCTGTAGAGGTGGAGCAGCGCATCGCTGAGGAGTATATCTCGCCCGAGCAGATGGACGTGCTGCGCGGCGAGGTGATAGGTATTGACTGGTCGTTCACGGTTTCCGACCGTCTGCATCTGCGTGTAATAGAGCAACTGCGTTCCATTGTGGTGAACGTGTTGCAGGGCAACATGCTGGACATTCAAGGTCTTCGTGACTTAGTGGATCTTATGCGAAAGAATGAGGAATACTTTGCCGAGTTCGCCAACAGCGAGACGGCGAAACTGTTCACCCCACCTATTTTTGAGAATAAAAAGAAAGCACATGGATACTGGTTCTAAGACTATCGACATCAAACTTCCCACACGATGGGAAGATTTGACCGAAAAGCAACTGCGCTATTTGTTCACTCTCATAGCGCAGGGGTATTCCATCGATGAGGTCAAGGCATTCTGCCTTTTCCGATGGAACAAGATCACTATCCTTCATCGCTACGGCGAGAAGGGATATATGTGCAAGAAAGGTAAGCAGCGGTTCGTTATCACTGCGCTACAGGTGGCGCAGGCAGTCGCTGCGCTAGACTGGCTCAGAACGCTGCCGGCATATCCCATCCGTCTGCAACGGATAGGCAGACTCCATGCCATACCTGCGGACTTCCAGGGAGTGCCGTTTGAGACATTCATCGTGTGCGATAACCTTTATCAAGGTTATATTTTCACTCAGAATGAGCAGCTGCTTGACGAGATGGCTCACCATCTATACAGAAGCAAATACTTTTCGCTAATCATTCGCCTCTCTCCAGCAGACAGAATCAGTGTGTTCTACTGGTTCGCATCGCTCAAGGCGATGCTCTCTAAGGAGTTCCACAACTTCCTGCAACCCGCCACTTCGGACAATGCAAATCTGCTTGACAGCGACAAATCTCAATACGAGATTCTTACTGCCGCAGTCAATGCGCAGATAAGGGCATTGACCAAAGGTGACGTGACAAAGGAGAAGGAGGTGCTCGCTCTAGACACTTGGAGAGCGATGACAGAATTAGACGCACTCGCACGCGAGTACCAGGAAATAAACACTAAATACCCACACAAATGAACGAATACCCACAGGGCATCTGGAATGCCACGGAATATTTCAAGCATCTGACCACAACCAACCGCCTAGCAAAAAGTGAAGGCTTCACCTTTTGCTCTGTCAGCGGATTGGACGGTTTTGAGGAAGCCCTTGACCATATGCAGAGGTCAAAGGCTTTTATCTGTGTCTCGGACATCGCCAATGGCTACACCGAACTTCACAACACGCCTCGGACTCGGCGAGTGAAGACGGTGTTCCTCGCCATGAGGCATCGCATTGACGATATGAGGGCACGCAACACCTGTATGGACACACTGCGTGAGGTGTTCCGTCAGTTCATGAGCAAGCTCATACTGGAGAAGACGAAACTCGAGAACCACTGCATCTACATAGACCCTCGAATATCGTTCAACGAGATTGACCGCTATTTCTTCTCGGGGTGTGCTTGCGCCTATTTCCAGATTGCAGTGGACGTATATACTGACCTAAGAATCAATCCCGATGAATGGAACGAATAGGATAACAGAGCAACAGGCAATAGATGCACGAAAGAAGTATGTAATGGCGTTCAATGACACGATGCTACGCATCTGGCAGGAGAAGATAACAATGCTCGATGTCATTGACACTGGAGCACTGCTTGCTTCGCCCAAAGCTCTGCCTGTACGTGCCGACGGCAGATTCTTTGAGGTCGGGCTGTCGCAAGCATTCCTCGAATATGGTCTTTGGCAAGACTATGGAACTGGCAAGGAAACACCGCGAGGAAACCCTGGCGACATCGGCAGGGCGAAACGTCGCCAAAGGCGTAAGTGGTTCAGCACCAAATATTATGCCTCGGTGATGAATATCAAGGAGTTCCTTGAAGAGAACCTAGGATGGCAGTTCTGTGGAGTGATTAGCTCGGCGCTATCGAAAGATTTTAGACAGAATCACTGAAAAAAGATATTGCTTATTATTGACCTCCAATAGAATGAAGGTCACCACCACATGCACCAATAAGATTACCAAAACACCCGAACACAAGAATCAAAGATGCTACAATCCATAAAATTATGTATCCAACCCCAACTTTGTCTTCCTCTTTTTTTGTGGATTTATACTTATTATTTTGTGCTGCAATCATACATCCTGCAACTACACCAGATATTATTAATAATATAATAATTTTTGCGCCCATGACTAAAACATATAGCAATTAAACTTTACAAAGTTACATTTATTTTGTCTTTTGCCCAAATATAATTTCACTCTACTTTTGTAGTGTAACTTAACTCAAAATATTATGATTGACACAACTCAACTGACTCAACTTATCTCCGCGTTCCGTGTGGAGACCGAGAAGGAGTCGATCTCGCCGGAAACTGTCGGCTCACTCCTTCAGAACATCACTGACTTGCTCGCTAATGCGTCAAGCTCAACCGAGCAGCAGATTTTCGAGAACTGGAAAGCGATTCTCTCGCAACTCAACCTTGTTGAAGACATCGGTATAGGTGTGGAAGGTGTTGAGAGCGTGAACATCGCCATCTCTCTGCGCGACCTCGCCAACGGAGGACACTCTGCACGCCTTTTCAACATCCCTTCTGCCACACCGCTACGCGCTGGTGTGATGACCGCTCAGCAAGCAAACACGCTGATGAGCCTTGACGCAGCTGTTGGCGCACTGGAACTCGCCGTAGTGAATATCGGCAACAAGAACGCTGAACAGGACTCACGACTTGACATAATTCAAGGTGGCCACTCGGTGATTACCGCCATCACACAAGGCGATGACCACCCGTCAAAGGTGTATTTCAACATCCGCAAGCAGAACCTTGCCACTGGTGAGGAGTACAACAAGAGCAACAACAAGGAGATTGCCCCTGCAACCAACGAGAAGGCTGGCGTGATGACGAAAGCACATGTCCAGGCACTGGAGAAAGCAGCGCAGGATATTGTCAACCTGCGACAGCACGTCGACCTGCTGCGGCAACCGCAGATGTATGTGACCGGTGTCTATAACCGTCCACATACTAAGGACAGTGTATTTCTGGGAGTGGAGTTCACCGACGTGTGGACTGGCGACATCATAGAGGCTGGCGATGACATCGAGATTCCTGGTGCCACCGCACAACAGGCTGGCGTGATGACAGCCAAGCACGCAAAACGTCTCGATGACGCTGAGCGCGACATCTACAACCTGAAGAACGCGCCGAGTGGCGCTGCATCGAAGTCGATGTTCCCCATCTCTGTCGCGATAGAGGAATACAGCAGCGGCGTGCACCTTAGCGTGCTCGGTGCGAAACCGCTGCTAGACAGAGGATATTACCCTTTCCTTTTCAGACTCTCGAAGAAGCGCAACTATATCCCTCACGACGAGACGCACGCACGCGTGCATAAGGGATGGCACCGTGTGGGGCAAGGCACCGACACGCTGCACATCACCGACAGCGGAAGGGTGTCGATAAGCATCACTCCGCTGAAACACGCTGATGTTGATATCGACGCAGAAGAGGAGAACTACAGGGAGGAAGCAGAATGGTTCGTAAACGACCGCGAGAAGAACGGTCTGCACGTGGCGAGCTACGGAAACAGAATCATCAAGATCCAATATCTGACAGGGCATGAGCTGAAGTCGCATAAGGTGCGACTGCTCTATGGCATCGCATTCTCGAAACAGAAACCGTCACCCAGGGAGAAGTTCGACATGTCGCAACTGGTGACGGACATCGCCACTTTCCATGTGTCGACTGTGCCTTACAACCACGGCTCACAATACCGATGGGTGTTCGAGAGATAAAAAAAAGGTGAGCCTGAGCTGCACCTTCACAAAGGGGAATGAGCCCGAGCTGCACTCCCGCATCATGTGTGAGCCCGAGCTGCACACATTCTCTCGATGCAAAGGTACGCATATTTAACGAATTGACAAAGAATAAACCCAAGAAAAACACAACAAAATGGAGATTTTTATTGAGACTATGAAGGGGGCTTCGCTCCACATCCATGCGGTGTGGCTCGCATTGACCTACATCGCCGTGATACTGGCGATGGCCATTGATTTTGTGGCCGGGCTACGCAAGGCGAAAGCAGCTGGCATCGCATCGAACTCACGTGGTTACAAGATGACCACGGAGAAGGCAGCGAAATACTTCCTGCCGATGCTCTGCCTGACGTGCGTCGACATCATGACATCGGTCATCCTGCCGGCACCGTTCTTCACGATGCTGATGGGAGGATTCAACATCTTCTGCGAATGGAAGTCGGTGATGGAGAGCACCCATGACAAACAGGAGATGCGCGAGGCGGCGAACACGCTGAACGTGATCGTGAAGAACAAGGACGACATCGTGGGAATCATCACACAGGCGATGGAGTTGATGGCGAAGAAGCAAGAGCTTGAGAGTAAGAACAATAATACTAACCAAAACACAATCGAACATGAAGAAGAAAGTAATGAACATTAAGCCGCAGGAGGTCACTGAGAACGGGGAACGCACCGTGCGCTACAAGGGTAGCGACGGCAAGTTCCACAACATCGCCGCTGGCTCGCAAGGCTCGCAGCAGGGCACGACACCGTCTGATACCCAGACGGAGCAGAGCGTGACGGTGGGAGCAGTGACAATCGAAAACGGCAAACCCACAATCACTATTGATGAGCTGATTGCTGACCGATTCTACAAGATAGACTCGGACAACGGCGGTTGCCTTGTCGCCACCTCGATGGAGGATGGCGAGCTGGCGCTGCGAATCATCGGCAACAGCAAGATGGGATTTGACAGCAAAGTGGTGGAAACCGTCGCTCTCGACGAGCAGGAGCACTGGGTGCTCACCCTGTCGGGATGGGCGTCCAATCCAGTGATGACACTGCTCAGCGACCGCGACACGCTGAAGCAGCTGACGCTGAACCATCAGGAGTTGTTTGAGGACTTCCTCAATTATACTCAACTCGGTTCAGCGACCTATGACAACCACGGCAATTACTTCGGCTCGTTCACACAGACGGAGGACGGATGGATAATCTGTGACAAGGACGTGGTGGGGCGCAATGCAACGCTCACGCTTGCCATCAACCTGGGTATGGGTGCATTCGAGAAGTATGTCTTCAAGACATTCCGTCTCACGAACTATGCCGCAACAATCGGTACCTCCTTCGAGTTCAAGGAGAGCAACGGCAAGCTCGTGATGGTCAACAAGACTGGCGACATCATCTGGGGATTCAGCGTGTTCAAGCTCACAGGTGTGCTCGGCACACTGGTGAGCTATGCCGACGAGACACATGCGTTGCGCGTGGAGCAGAACAGCACCTACTACTGGAACAGTCCCAACAACGGCGACAAGCTGCTCCTGGAATCGGCGCACCCCTCGGTGCACATCAACAAGTGGATCAACGAGGAGTACTACATCGACGAGACCATCAACTTCACCAACGGTGAGGAGTCGGTGATGCTTGAGTTCCTTAGCTTCCCCGACCCATCGAAGTCGTGTGGCTACGCACCGTACATGATTGTGAACGGAGTGCCTCGTGGACTATCCGTGTACTACCAGAACAGCCACGGAGGTTTCTAAACAAGTTATCAACCTAAAACACACACTAATATGAGCAATGTAATAAAGATGAAGCGACTTACCGCTGACGAGGACCACTGGTATGTGGAACTCTCGCTTGAACCATCGCAGATGGTGTTCCGAAAGACAGTGTATCTGTCGAACCCTGCCGACGCTCGCAAGTGGAGCTACGTGGACAAAGACACGAAGGCGATGTACGAGAAGAAGGCGAAGACCAAATCAAAGAAGAAAACCTCAAAGAAGTGAGAATCATGGACAGTAACAAAGTAGTTATCCTCGGTACTGCGCACGGCATCAACACGCCGGGGAAATGCTCGCCCGACAAGAAGTTCCGCGAGTATAAGTTCAGCCGTGAGGTGATCAACATCCTCAAACCAAAGCTCGAGGCTCTGGGTTTGACGGTCTACATCGACATTCCGCAGGACGAGGTTCCACGCCC